CAATTTTTTGATACCAAACTTTGTCATCATTGCGTAAGTCAATATATCCCTCAAAATGTCTGATGTTTTCTGCAAAAAACATAGCAAGCTTTTCCATAACCATAATTGAAATAGAAGAATATTCCATTGTTAGGTCTGTTGTTGAAAAAATATTGAGTCTGTATGTTCCATTAATTGCATTGTCAAACAAGTCTTTCTTGTCAAACTTTAAGTGATTTCTGTAATTATAAGAAACAGAGCCAGCTTCTCCTTTGTAGGTAAATTTTACAAAACCTGATACAGTTTTCAAGGTGTCAGTTTCTTTTCCTGATTCAAAACTAACATCTTTATGTGTTGATGGGTCATACTTTTCTTCAACAACATTAAAGTCATGCTCAGCTTTCTCATCAATATTCCAAAGAAAGAAATTTACCAATCTTTGAAATGGCAGCTCACCTACAATTTTAACATTTGTTGTAACATTTTCCATTTTTGTTTTCTCCTTTTTGTTTTTTAAATAATAATTTTTGTAAAAATGATTACAAGTAATATTATAAAATAAAAAACACTCGTTATGAGTGTTTTGGTTTTTTAAAAGGATTCTGTTTCCTTTTGTCTTTTACGATTTTGATGAGAGGTTGATAACCCTTTGGCCCTTCCAATCGTAGAACATTATTCTCAGGGGTCAACTCTTCAACAGATTTTAGTGCTGCTTCATAGTAACTGTCATTGTAGAAGAAAACCTTCATGCTTTGAACGTATTCCAAGATTTTGTTTTTGGCTTCATCAAAAGAAAAATTCTTTAGATTGCTATAGAAGATGCCATGCATCTGAAGTGAATAGGTGTCTTCTGGAGTTTTAGGGAATACATCTTCTTCTTTAACCTTTTCATACCAAGCATCATTGTCTCCAACGTAGCCGTTGAATTCAAAAGCAATTCTCGGCATGATGTCAAGAATTTCACTATCCGCACCCATGACTAATTCAGTCTGGGGGAAATTATTTAGTTCTGGAGTACCATGTTTGAAGTTGTTAAAGACTTCATCAATATTGAATTTAATATAATTTTTGTAATTATATATAATCCTGTATTTTTCGTTGTGATAAAGAACTTCTATTAACACTTTTTGTTCTATTAATTTTGTTCCATCCACAACAATATCAGAATGTGTTAGTGGACGATATGGTTTTTCACTTTTTTGAATGATTCCAGATTTGAAATATACTAAACCAATAACATCCTCCATGCCAAAACGAATAAAATCCACGATTTCATCAAAAGGTACAAGACCTACAAATTTTACTTTTGTTTCTGATGCCATAACAGCACCTCCTTCTTAAAATTAAAATAATATTGTAAAATATTTTTACAAAATATATTATAAGTCATTTGGATTTTCAAAAACAAAAAATGCCTGAAAATAAATTCAGACATTTAATAAATAAGAATGAAAAGTTAATCAATCTCAACCTTTTTGTAAGGGATGTTGTCAGTGTCTTGTTCATCAATATAACCACCAAACTTCTTGGCAATCTTTGTCATGATTTCAACAGCATCAGAATCAAACCCAAGTGAAAGATAAGTATAAAGGCCATTCAGTTCTGGAGTTCCATTTTTAATGTTAGATGCAATATCTTGCGGACTAAACCAAAAGGTGTCTTTGTAAAGATAAAAAATGCTTCGATTTTTTCCGTTATAGGAAATGTGAATCCACCCCACATCCCTTTTTTCAATGCCATCAATACCCAAAAATACAATATCACTTCTAGTGTCAAAGAATTGTTCTTCTTCTTCAATACTAGTTGTGATGCTCTCAGAAATTTCTTCTTTGATAAAAGTAACAAGTTGGTCAACATCCAACTTCCCAATAATCTTAACATTTGTATCAATGCCCATGTTAATACTCCTTTTTTATAAAATAATATGCTTTTGTAAAATGAATCTTTTACAGAGTATATTATAAAACAATTCAGAAAAATAAAAAGACCCTTGCAATAAAGAGGCCTTTTTATTTTATTCTATTTCTAATAACAATCAATAAACAGAAAACCCTGATAACTATCTCTTTCTATCTCATAACGAATAGCAAGCCTTTCAAAACTTTTATTGTAGAGGATTTCAGAAAGATGATATAGTTTTGAAAGTCGTTTAGGGATTTCTCCTAACGGACGGTTTTGACTATCAAAAACACTGTAATTACCAGAATAATCACGGATTAACTGTAATCCTTGGCGAATATATCCTTTCTGGTCTTGACTACCAGAAACAGGCGGATAATAAGATGTATTATCCAGCCTGATTTTGATATATCCGTGTACATTCATAAATCCACGCATTACTCTTTGTCCTTGTGATGCCTGTCGTAGAATTGAATCAATTCCTGAACAGTGCCAACAGAGAGATTACGGATTTTACGAGTACCTTTCTTCAAGTAAGACAACGTAGATTGTGGTACGTTTGTCTCCTTGGCTATTTCACTCTGAGAAAAGTTTTCCAAGAGCCATTCAATTTTTGCTTTTATTTTTTGGATGTCTTCCAAGCAGTCACCCTTTTTAACCTTTCTTTGTAGATTTAGTACCACCAGTCATAAAGGTAATTACACCAATCAGAATACCAAATCCAAGACCTGTAAGAATTTTTACAACACGGTCATCTGAACCAGTCTTAGGAAGAACTTTCTTAGGCTCAGTTGGCTTAGGAGTTTCTTTCACTTCTGGTTTAGGTGTTGGTTTTTCTTCCTTAGGTTTCGGAGTTTCCTTTGGTTTTGGTTCTGGTTTCTTAGGCTCTTCTTTTGGTTCAGCCTTTGGTTTTTCAACCTCTGGTGCTGGTGGTTTTGGTGTATCTTCTTTAGG